AGACTGATGCTCCAAACGGCTTTAAGTTCTTTAACCGTTCAGCAATTAAAACTGCCATGGAAGGCGATTTTGATACTGGTAATATGCGGTTTAAGGCTCGTGAGCGTTACTCCTTTGGCGTAAGCGACTGGCGTTCCGTATTTGGAACTCCCGGCGCAGCGTAAAGCACGTCATATTGGCAAAAGGAGGGGCAGCTTAGGTTGCCCCTTTCTTTTTGTTTGGTAATCCTTTATCGTTCTAATATCCCTGACAGCCGTAAGGTGCGGCTGACTTAACCCTCGACAGGAGATTCTCATGGGTAATTCTACTTTTAGCGGACCAGTGCGCTCAGAAGGCGGCTTTCAGGTTGTCTCTAAAAATGCAACAACTGGTGCTTTTACAACTGTAGCGAACACGGCTTCAACAGGCGTTGTAACAAACAAATTTGTAAAGCACGTTGGCTTTGCCTCTGGAGTTACTGTTAACTCAACCGCAGGCGACAGCCCAGCGATTGGTGAGTTTACTCAGCCAGCAAATACAATCATCACAAACATTAAAATCTTTTGTGCTGTAGCTCCTGTTATTGGAACGGGTGACATTGGTTATGAAGTTGGTACATCCTCTTCGGGCGCACAAATTGTTGCGGCTATCGCAGACGAAATCCTAGATGGCGGTACAACAGTTGTCGTTGGAAACGTAACAACTACTACCTTGGTTGCTACTACTCAAAACGCATCCACGGCCCCTATTTCTGCTCAGTATGCTTCTGCGGAACGAACCATCTTTTGTAATGTTACAAATACTGTAAACTCTACAACTGACGGATCGTTTACTTTCATCATTGAGTACGTTCAGATTGCGTAATTATTAATTTGGTGGGGTTAACGCCCCACCTTTTATTATAGGAGATTAATATGGCAGGATCAGACGTAACCCCAGTCATCATCAGCGATGAGGTGGCGGCAGACCCAAACGGTGTTTCAACGATAGCCGCCGTTGGTAACAACGCCGCATTAACAATTAACGGGGCATTGGCTTCTGGCGGTAGCGTTACAAACGCTTCAGGCAGACAGGTAACAATCTTGTCCGCAGGCGACGATGACGGTATTTCGTTTACCATAGTAGGGACTGATGTAAACGGCGCTTCTCTTACTGAAAGCCTTACAGGGGCCGACGATGGAACCGCAACTAGCGCTGGATATTTTAAAACAATTACAAGCATAACCGCAGTTGGGGACCCCGCTGGCAACGTAACCGCAGGTATTAATGCTAATGCGGCAGACGTAATCTTCGCGGGACGCACTCGTTTGCAAGGGTTTTCTTTTTATTCTGGCGGGACCGCTGGAAAAGCTAACTTACGGAACGGTGGTGTTACGGGCACAGAACTAATTCAGTTTCGCTCTATTGGGACGGACAACGCTTCTGACGACCCGTTTATGCCTGATGAGGGCGTACTGTTTAAAGACGGTTGCTTTGTTACATTCGTTATCGGGCAGTTTGATCTTATGATGTTCTACCACGCGTAGGAGTTTTTCTTGAGCAAAGATAAGCCGATAAAAAGAAACAAGACTAATTACCGTCCCACTAAATCTGGGGCGGGAATGACTAAGAAGGGCGTTGAGGCTCACCGAAAAAAGAACCCCGGATCTAAACTGAAGACCGCGGTTACTGGTAAGGTTAAGGCCGGAAGTAAAGATGCCAAGCGCCGCAAGTCTTATTGCGCCCGTTCTTTGGGCCAGATGAAAAAGTTTCCAGAGGCTGCAAAAGATCCTAACAGTCGTTTGCGCCAAGCTCGTAAAAGATGGAAGTGTTAATATGACAATAAGCCGTGGTCAAATGAACAAACAAATCACTACTTCTCCTCGCAAAAAAGTCGCTATGCCCAGAGGCTTGAGTTATTTTAGAAACGGTGGAGAAGCTTCAAAAAAGTCTAAGGGCAGTAAAATATGTCCTTCTGGAAAAGCGTGGGCCAAGAGAACTTTTGATACATACCCTTCTGCGTATGCAAACATGGCGGCGTCTAAATATTGTAAAGACCCAAATTATGCTAAGAAAAGTAAAAGAAAGGGAGGCTAATGTTAAGTAAACGTAACAATACAAAAGTTAAGAAGGTTGTGAAGGGGTTGAAAAAAGCTTCAAAGCTTCATGCTGGACAAGCAAAAACCCTAAAAACAATGCTGCGTTCTCCTAGAAAGAAAAGTTAAATGGGCGAGCTAAAGAAATGGCGCGAACAGAACTGGGTTCGAATAGGCTCTGACGGGTCTATTAAGGGACCTTGCGGCACTTCTAAAGACAAGAAAAACCCTGACCGATGTTTACCTAAAAGCAAAGCTATGTCTCTTTCTAAAGAAGAGCGACGCGCAACTGCTGCAAAGAAGAAACGTGCAGGCTCAAAAGGCCAACAGGTTGTAAAAAACACAAAGGCTGCTACCGTTACAAGTATGTCTAGAGGGGGTGATCCTTCTGCAACAAGAGCAAAAAGACCTTTTAATGGTAAGAAAATTCCCGGAACTGTGGTAGCTAGAGGTTGTGGAAAAGTATTAACCAGTAAACGCAAACGAACAAAAGGATCTGTTTCATGAAAAAGATGAAGAAAAAAGGCTACGCTAAAGGCGGAGCGATGATGAAGAAAAAAGGCTACGCTAAAGGTGGGGTGGCAAAGAAGAAGCCTGTTGTGGCAAAGAAAGCCGCTGGTGGCGTTATGAAGAAAAAAGCTGGCGGCGCGATGATGAAGAAAAAAGGCTTTGCTAAAGGCGGCGCGATGATGAAGAAAAAAGGCTTTGCTAAAGGCGGCGTAGTTAAAAGAAAGAAAAAGTAAATAAATGCCTTTTTTACAAAGTAATATACCGCACTTTAAGTGTTGGGTTCGTCGTGAATTTACGGTCAATCATGAGCGTTATCACGGCGAGTTCCTTCACGCTATGGTCATTGCCGTAACAACAATGCCCAACCGTTGTTTAAGCTTTCAAGTAATCTTTACGGGTTGCGAAGCTGATGAGGACGGCGATGCTAATGTTCACGGTGGTGCAATGTGGGCTCGTATGCCTATAACGGCCTTGGTTGCAGATGAGTCTTTCGAAGAGTGGCCCAAGCCTATGGCGGTACACGAGACTCAACCTTGGGATTGTCCTTCACATACACATGCGGTGTATACTTTAGAAAGAGCTACTCCTTGCCCTTGGATGGCGAAGATAGACGGAAAATTCTTTCCAGCAAAGTATATGTTTACGGTTGATTATACCGACACCGACGTTGCAGATGACCCCGCTCAACACAAACAGGCTCATGTAATGCAGTTACTAGACGCGGGCGAGTGGACGGGTAATATTGTTGCGTTACCTAACAATCGTGTGCGAGTAACTCACCCTGCGTGGTTTGAAACCGGGGAAGGCGCTCCAGACTTCAAACCTTCTCAGCATGTACATTATTCTAAATCTGATTTAGACTATACATTAGATGTAACTCAAATATTCGACAATATTTACAGCGAGGAATGAGATGGCAGTTTCTAATAGCGTAGATTTTGAACTTGATGTAGCTGAATATATTGAAGAAGCGTTTGAGCGTTGTGGCTTAGAGGTGCGAACTGGTTACGACCTTAAATCGGCCAAACGATCTTTAAACCTTATGTTAGCAGAATGGGCCAACCGCGGTTTAAACCAGTGGACTATTTCACAGCGTACACTTGCCTTGGTTGAAGGCACTGGGGTTTATGCTTTGGGCGCGGATGTTATTGATATTCTTTCTATGGTGGTTCAACGTGACGGTACGGACTTTTCGTTATCTAGGTTAAGCCGTGACGACTATCTTAGTATTCCAAATAAAACTACTGAGAGCCGTCCAAACCAGTTCTTTTTAGATCGTCAGGTTACTCCAAGTCTAAAGGTTTGGCCCGTTCCAGAAAACAGTACAGACGTTATTTATTATAACGCTCTTACGCGGATGGATGATGCGGACACCTTTATAAACACTGTGGATATGCCCTTTAGGTTTTACCCGTGCTTGGCTGCGGGATTGGCTTATTATATTGCTGTAAAGCGGGCCCCTCAAAGGGTTCAACTTTTAAAGGCTATGTACGAAGAAGAGTTTGAACGCGCTATGACTGAGGATCGTGACCGGGCATCGTTTAACGTTGTTCCAAAATACGATTATTACAGGGTGGGTTGATGAGCAAATTTGCAACAGGTAGAAACTCTTACGCAATTTCTGACCGATCCGGGTTCCGGTATCGGTATAGAGACATGCGCAAAGAGTGGAACGGTCTGCTTGTTGGTCGGGATGAGTTTGAGTCTAAACAGCCTCAACTAGGTCCGTTTCGTAAAGTGTCGGATCCCGAGTCCCTCAAAGATGCGCGTCCGGATAGAAAAGAGACCTTAGAAGTTTACGTTGGTATTCCTTTAGTAGAAGAACCGCAGCCCAGACCCACACGGGCTTTTGGTTTTGTAGGAGTTGTTACGGTAGAAATACCTGATGCAAGTCCAATAGCGGTTTTAAGAGGGTTTTTCGCGACGGCTTCTGTTGGCTCTGTTACGACACTAGATACCGCGTTTTTAACAGGTGCTTCCGCGACGGCTTCTGTTGGTGCTGTTACAATTATTTCTGGTAGCTCAACAGCTTCAAGATTTGATAGTACATCTGTAAAATTAGATTCCACCACAAAAACATTTGACGAGGGATAAGACATGGCAAAGCAAGCAGTAGGCATAGGATCGTCGGCTAACGATGGAGCAGGAGATACTCTTCGTGCAGGTGCAGATAAAATTAATGATAATTTTGATGAAGTATATGCAGCTTTAGGAAACGGCACAACACTAACGGACATAATAAATTCTGATGGGATTATAGATGTAAGTTCTGGTGCAAACAGAATTGTGTTTTATTATGCAAATCTTAGCGACTTACCTAGTGCGGGAA